TATACATTAAAGCTGCTTTACCTAAATCACTTTTAGCGAATTTCTTAACGCTTTTTGTTAAACCTTTAACTCCTTTTTTAACTCCTTTAAAAATACCTTTAACTAAACTTCCTAAACCGTAGCCTGCTCTTCCGCCTTGAGCTAAATTAAAGGGTACCCCTTTAGCACTTTGCTGTCTTAATAGATCACTAATACTATAATTTTCCCCTCTAATAATTTCCTGAATTTCTTCATCTGTGACATCTGGGTTGTGTCTTTTATATCTATTTATTCTATCTATTATTTCCTCTTGTAAATATTCTCTACTATCCGGTGCTCCATACATACCTCTAAGTAAAGTATTAGCTGATCCTTTAAACATATCTCTGGTGTATGGTTCTTCATCATCAGTATATGTAATAGAATCATCTAGTTGCATAATTCCATCTTTTTCAACTTCATCTTCCTCTATGCCCCATGAAGCTTTATCAAGAGTTCCACCTTGATCTATATATTTTTGTTTCATATCTATCATTTCTTGATCACTAAAAACATCCTCTTCAGGTTTTCCTTGAGGAATCATATCAACTACATCAGGAGTTACTGTTTCTGTTATATCTTGTCCAATCAATTCTTCAGGAACATAGTCTTCTCCTGTTGGAGGACGAGGTGATTCCATTTGTGGCATGTCCATTTGTCCTCTTGTCATAGCTGGAGCCTGACCCTCTCGTGACATTTCCATAATAGCTCTTTGAATATTTTCAGGAGTGATAGGTAAACCTCGATCGTTTAACCATTTCATAATAAGTTGTTGTGTAGTGGGACCTGTTTCAACCACATCCATAATGCCACCACCTTGGTCATATCCAATCCTTCCGCCTTGAGCCACTTGTTGACCCATAGGAATTAAAGACTGTTGTTCTTCAGGTCCTATTTGCATTTCTTCTTCACTCATGAAATCTTCAGGACCTCCTTGAGCAGAAGCCATTTTCATTTTTACAAAGTCTTCAAATTCTCCTTGAAATCCTTGAGCAACCATCGCTTTAAATTCTTTAATAAGTTGCATTAAAACTTCAGCTTGCTCTCCAGGAAGACTGTCTAATAACTGTTGAAGTTCTGGATCTTGATAAGGATCCATTTCATCATCAGTCATAAAATCTTCAGGACCTCCTTGAGCGATCTCCATATTTGGAGTGCTTGTTTCTATTTCTTCTGATATAATATCTTCTATTGCCATAATTTTGCCTAAATGTTCAATCTACTTTGTTTTCGCAAATAAATCAAGCTTTGGGAGTGTCACGGTGACATCCCTTTGAATGTTTTCAACGTTGATTCCTTTAGCTTTCCACTCTTCCTCTGTAGCATATTGTTCTCCTGTTTTTTTATGCTTTATAATAGTTTTTGTTTTAGCATGAATTAAGGGCACTTCTTGGCCGTCTACTTTAATAGTATCCATTAACTGACTACATCCTTTTTAATGTTAAGATAGCTAATTC